CTTCAGGCGATAGGTACGTACCTTGGTACTTATCTACCAAATAAGATACTAGCTTGTATACCTCATTAATATTCATAATGCAAATATAAAACAAAATCTCCCAGTAGAGACCTACCGGGAGAAACCAATCAAACCATAAGAAACAGAAGCTATATTAGTCAGCCATTGTCTTCAGCTGCGCATAGAAATCTTTACCTTTTTCTGTCAAGCAGAACTCAGAAAGGAACTTTATTGCGTTTACGTTGTCCGGAATCTGGACGATAAACTTCCTACTGTCTCCCCATATTGCCTGACCCTTACTTGAGTCTAGGTCAATGAGGCTAACATTCACTCCCTTCCTGATTATGTACTCAACCTTCACCAACGGATTGTTGTACGACTTAATGAACGCCTCAGGATTGTTATCAGCAAAGTCAAGGTAGTCTACCCTGATCGCCTTATCTCCCCTATCTTCTCCGTACTGGTTCTTAAACCTCACCCCAAGAAACTGGGCGTGTGGTATCATATTCTCCACAGGAGCGCTCATTGCCAGCTTCATTGCGTCCATCCTAGTCTCAGCCTTATTGATTGCCTGCTCCTCTTGTGCCTCGAAGTCAAGCAGTCTGTAAACGTGCCTTGTTCCAGCAATCGTGTTCTTATTCCCCTCGTTCATGTTACTGATTGTTAGGAACTTAACTAGAGACGTCCTGTTTGATGGCACAACAAGAACTCCGCTAACGAACTTAATGTCAGGCCGTTGCCTCTTCTTATTATCAGACAGGTGTTCCTGCTCATCTTCAAATATAGTCCCAACCCCTTCCAGATACCTGATGTTTCTCTCCATGCCAGTCTCCTGGTCGAAGATTACGTCAGTGTTCCTTATCGTGTAGGTCTCAGGATATGGAGGCCTGTTAAAGTTAGATGTTGACGTGTAGAACTTGTCTATCAACTGGAAAATGTATTCCTTTGGCTCTTTTTTCTTTTTAGGTGTGTCGATCTTAATGTCAACAACCTCATTAATTTCTTCCGGTCCTGACGCAATATTAACTAGGTTGCCATTTTCGTCAAGTGTTTTACGTGTAGCCTTTGCCATGTTTCTTTGTTTTTGGTTTACACAAATATAGTAAAAAAAGAAAGCCCCTCACTAGGAGGGGCCTCTTTTATTCATATCAGACACTACTAGGAGTGTGTAATCTTAATGAATTGGTTAGCTGCGAACAGCTGAATACCGCAGTAAGACATGTGGTGTACGTTCAGTTCCATCTTATCGTTGGTTGGAACCTTAGCAAGAGCACCAGTCTCCCAAACCTTGACTTCTTTTCCTGGCTCAACCTCGTTGTACACAAGACGGAGTGAAGGAACTTTGTCACCAGTTTGAGCGTCACGACCGTCCTTAACAGGAATCAAAAGACCTGTACGAGCGTAGTAACCTGCAGTACCGATAGTCTGTCCGTAAACAGCTTCTGCATTGAAAGGAAGGTACTTCTTCAAGTGGAAGGTAGTTCCGTCGATTTTGATAGAATCAAAGCCGTACTTAACTGCAACCTCAGAAGATCCACCAACAGAAGCCCACTGAATAGCACCGTTCTGATACTTTGCAAACAAGGCATCATCAACAGCGCTTCTCAGGTAGCTATCCATCAAGAAGTGATACTCTTGAGCACCACCGTTGAAGTCAGCAAGACGGGCAATGTTATGGAAATCGTCTACATCAAATGTAGAGCCCCATGTGGTAACCTGGCCACCTGCCTCAACTTGAGGAATCAAGCCAGTTGTTCCAGTTGCGCCCTGAGGCTTACCGAACATCAACTTAAACTCCTTGTTGTTCATGAACCTACGTACGGCCTCATCGAGTCCTTTGTAGGTGTAGTAAGGCTGACCGTTAACTTCAAAGTAAAGTTCTTCAATCTTAGCACGATCACTGATGGTGAAATCTTCACGGATCTCAGTGGTGTAGAAAGTCTTCTCTTCGATAAGACCAGTCAAGGTATCAAACTTGGTTGAAGCCTCACCAGCCTCAGAGATTCCACGGAACAACAGGAAGTCAGCAGCAACAAGTGTTGCGTTGATCAACTCAGTTGAATCGAAGGGAGTCATCACGAAGATGTTAGGGTATGTGCTAACACTCGTAACCTTGTACTGCTTACCATTCTTTGCGTTCTCAAGAACCTCACCTGAACGGATAGGGCTCCTAGAGTTAAGAATAGAGGCAGGGTCAATTGTTACGGTAGCAGAAGCACCTGCAGAAGCACCGCCAGTGAATGACAATACTTTTACGTTGTCGTGCAACTTACCACGAGACTCGAAGTGACCGAACTTCTTTGCAGGCACGGTTGCCTTCATTCCCAAAGCTTCAAGCAATTGGGCATAATTCTGAGATCCGTACTTCTCAATGAACTGAGAGTAGTACTGAGGCTTAAGGATAGACATGTCAGAGACAAACTGTCTATTTACGCCTGCGCCGTTTGTGGACACGCCACCGGGTTGTAAAACTGGCATAGTTATTTATTTTAGTTTTTTAAAAATTAGAGCTTAAACATTGCACTCACCATCTGGTCGTAGTCACTGCTATTCGCTGATGTAGAAGGCCTTGGTTGGTTGCTGTAGTCGATGTTCTTCATACCCTTCAGGATATCTGACTTCGCCTTAGACACAGCCTGTGTCACCATCGAGTTCACGATCTTGTCCCTGTTCTGTAAGAAGTAAACATCTTCCGCCAATTGCTTAGTATCGTAACTTCCGTCCTTGAAGTAGCGATTACCATAGAACGTCTCCAGGTCGAAGCCTTGCAGCACTCCCTGTAGGGCAGTCTTATCTTCCTGTGTTAGGTTATACTTCCCGTCAAACTGGACATCCTCGTCCTTGTAATTGACAGAAAAACCATCGAAAGCCTTGAGACCAGTGTCGATGCTTTGTTCAAACATCTTCCTAGCCTCTTGGTACTGACCCTGTTGTTGTTCCTGTTGCTTTGCCAGATACTGACTGATAGCTTCCTCCGAAATCGGCTGGTTACTAGCTTTTTGCATCTGACTAAGAATATCTGGAAAGTCAATGTCCTTTTTCATTTCTTGGAGACTAGTCTTCGCTTCACGTACCATCTTCTTCATTTCCCTCTGTACGGACTTCTGCTGCTTCTCCAATTGCTTTCTCTTGCTAACAATCTCTTCCTCAGTCAACATATCCTCGTCTATGTCCATGTCAACCTTGTACTTCGAGTTAAACTCTTCATCAATCTCTTCCGGGGTTAGGTCTGGATATTCGTAAGCCATTTGAAGCTTTAGAATATCAGACTCGTCCATTGAGTCAAGACTAGAAAGAACTTTTTGCTCGTACAACATGTCTGCCAATTCAGACACGTCCTTGTTCACAAGCTTTTCGTAAATATTCTTTGAGAAGTCATCCTTCCACTCGAAAGGAGTCGGCTCAAATGTTTGAACACTGTCAGCCTTTACGGGTTCTGACACTGTTTGAACTGGTTCTGACTGAACTGGTTCTGCTACTGTTGTCGTCTCTATTGTCGTCTCCTGCACTGGTTCGGAGGCTACTTGCGCCTGCCCCACTTGTGCATATGAGGACACATCAAACGGATTGTTTGTTTCTGACATGATTGATTGTTTTTACAAAGATAATATTATTCTGGTTGTTACTGCTGTTCTGCCGCCATTTGTTCTTCCTCCATCGCCTGCTGCTCCATTTGTTGCTGCTGTGCCATAGCCTGCTGCTCCATTTCTGCCTGCTTCTTTTGGAAGAATGACATCACCACGTCTTGGATTTCTGGACTCAAGGGCTTACTCAACTCGAAAGATTTAAGCAATGCCAGCTGTACAAACTCCTGCTCAGAAAGCTCTTGCTTCATCTTAAGCTCCGTTTGAACAAGCGCCAACTTAGCTTGTCCGCTCATTTGCTCCAACTGCATGTCTGCCTGTGCCTTAACCTGTATAGACTGCTGCTGAGACTGAGCATTCATCTGAGAGTTCATCTGCGCCTTCTCCATCTCCTGCTTCTCCTTCCTCTTCTTAGCCTTGGCCAGGTACATCTCAGCAAGCTTTGTGTTTTTTATACTCCTAACACGGAATGCGTCCTCGAAGTCAATCATTCCTGCAGAAAGAGATGTTTGGATCATTGATTCCACAAACTGCCTCTCCCTGTCGTCTGGAAGTATGTTAATCTTTACATCAAACACGCGACCATTTATCTCTTCCGGGTTAAGGTACTCCCTGTACTGCTGACCACCATACAAAACGGAGTCGTACAAAAGGATTGCAGTCTTCAGAGCGGTTTGCTGGTAGACAGACAGAAATGCATCGTAGATAAAGTCAGTCGCATTGTTAGACGCTGCTATCTGAGCCTGCTGTACACCTAACCCAATCTTTGGATTAACGGTAGCGCCTTCCCTGTACTCGTTTACACCAATCTCATCCCGGAGTCTTTCAAGGTAGTGGTTGTAAACTGTAATTAGTTCCTGTAGCTGTCCGATACTAGAACTGTTAGGCGCCTCCATGATGGGAACCCCATTCTGGTTGTCGCCATCCTCAGTCCTTCTCCTATAATATATGTTACCAGTCTGGTCGTATATCTTCTGAAGTTCAAGCGGTGTGACATTCTTACCTTGTCCAAGGCTAATGTCTGACAAAGAGTCAATGTCTATAATAAGACCAGAAGGCCTAAGCTTTGCAACAAGTTGCTGTATCTTAAGGTGTGCAAGCGTCATCTGCCTGATAGACGTCTCCATCCTTTCGGGGATGGCCATGTTTATCAGGTCAAGGTTTTCGTACATGTGCAGGCTGTAGCTGAAGTATACGTCTGCAATTTCCGCCGCAACGGACGGCTTGATCATATTCTTTGCAACGCCCCACTCAAGCATGATCTCTGTACCCATCACAAAAACGCCACGATAGATGACGTACATGTCCTTCTTTATTATCTCCTTGTTTTCTCCAAGCCTTTGAGGCTCTTTATCCTTCCTTTCGACAATCATGTTACCAAACTTGTTGATCTTGGATTGGTAAATCATGGTGTCAATGCTCTTGATCTCGAAGTCAATAACGTCAACTGTCCAGTCGTCGTAAGGCCTGTCAACAGCAAACCTGTACCTCTCGTCCCACTTAACACTCCTATTGAACTGCTTCGCCTGCTGTGACACCTTGTAAAGTTTCTCCTCGTCAATGTTTGGGTAGTTGTTACGGATATCTATGATCTTCATTGACACAACCTCTCCAACAAATGAGACGTCCCTAAAGTCGTCATACTCAGAGAATGAGTATATCAAGTTCTCTGGTATTACCCTCCTCATGTTTATCTTACCGTTTGGAGCCGTTGATACTTTTGTTGCAGCGACACCAGTCTCTATCAGGTCCTCAAGAATCTTTCTTTTAATAACCTCCCAACCGTTTACGTAGTTGACGTAGTCGATACCCTTCTCAAATAGAATCTCCTCAGGTAGTTGGTACTCTAGACCAAAGAACAGTTCAAGCTCTTCAAAGTCTTCAGGGGTGAACTTACCCTCAGCCATTAACTTAACGCCAGACTGTTCCTCTATCTGACGGACCTGGTCGCCAAACTCCATCCTAAACTCAGCCTCGTCCTTGTCGTACTTTTTTCTCTTTGTTGATACAGGGTCAACGGCTGTAGCCTTTGCGACCTCCTGCCTCTTCATGAAACCGCCAAGGATTACCTGTATAAACTTAGGCGCAATTGCTGGCGCCTTCATGTCTAGGTTTACGAATGCCTCCTTCCCGTCTACGTTCATAAGGTCAAGGAATTCAGACATTGGCTGTCGCCCCCTTGAGAACATCCTGTTCTTCTCGAACTTCTTGTTCCTCTTATTGAAGTATCCGCTATTGAACGCCTTCTCTATAAACCTTGATACCTTAAGGCCTTCAGCATCTTCCTTCTTCAATTTTGAGTTAGAAAGATGAAAGTTGAGTATGTTCTTATTTTCCATAATTATAGCAAAAGTACAAAAACTTCATATCTATATACTTATCTTGAATGTCTTGAGTGGTATGACAGCCCGTGACACCTCTTTCTTGATACTTTCGACTCCTATCCCAGAAAGTAGACTTATCATGAACGCTACACTTCTGTCGTAAGGGGTTCGGTTTTCGTGGTCATACTGAAGCAATTCATCAAGCAGGTCCGGGAACACAATCTTTTCGCAGTGGCTTTCTATGTAGGATATGCACGTGTCAAGCTGCCTAGACATAGCGAAAGCATCTCCAGACGTAACCCCATACTTTTGCACAGTCTTTCTCCTGTTCCTGTCTATTGCAGACTCTGGAGTCCTCATCAGGTACTGCTTAAATCCCTTGTTCATGAAGTAATCAACAAAGTCGTCGCCTACGTCATTCTCGTAACAGGCCTTATACCCCCACATCACAGCAGCCTTCAACATCTCGTCGTGGAACATTGACTTAAGCCTTGGCCTGTCTACGTACTCTGCTATTGGAAGGCACGTGTTACTTGGGTCTGAAGGGTCTAGCCTCTCAAACACATAACAAACTCCCATTGATCCCTTGCCGGATATGACAGAGGACTTGAACGGGTCAATGCCAGACACAAACTTGTGGTCATTGCCTGGGTTCTTATTCCCGTCAACCTCTCTGAACTTATTCTGCTCTTCTTTTGTTGGTAGCTTGTACACCAGCCAAGGACCGTCTGCGTCGTCTGCCCAGTCTACAGTCCTCTCTGTCTTCCAGAACAGTCTAACCCTCCTTAGCATTGTCTTTCCCTCCTTTAGGAAGTCTATCTGGTTGTATATCTTCTCTGCGTTAAAGTAACACTTCTTCTGGTCGATCATAAAGGCCTCATTCTCGTCAAATGGGTTCATCCTAATCTCCTCAGACAGTGCCTTCTTATCCTTTATTATCTTCCTCTGAGAGATGAGGTAGTCCTTTGCTCCGGACTCTATGACCATGCCATACCTGTCCTTGATGTACTTCCTTTGCGATTCTGTTGGCTTGTCTATGATAGATATGCCGTACTCGTCTATAAATCCCTCGTACCCATCATACGCAGGGCAGAAGTACCCATACAAGCCAGTTGCAGTGTACGGATCCTCCATGTGCATGCTCCCGTCAAACAGTGCCTTGTAAGGCTCGCCACCACTCTTCGCGTCGTTGGCCGTTGATGGTATTAGGCAGAATCCAACCTTTATCGCACCACGCATCATGGTCTTCTTTACAATAGGCCAGTACTGGTTAACTGGTACATCCTTTGGCCACTTACCAGCCTCGTCCATTAGTAGTGCCGTAGTCCTACCGGAGTCGTATGAGTTCAGAGCAGTATTCTTGAAGTTTATCTTAGACTCAAGTCCAATGTCGTCGTCAAATATCTGTCCCTTCTCCCTTACCTTAGACTTACGCTTGTCCTTCTTCTTCTTGAACACAAGCTCAGTCTTTGTCTCGTCGTCCTCTGCCCTAGGCTTAAAGAACACGGGTAGGTTTCTGTATCCATTCATAACCATGTAGACGAATGCGTCTGACGCATCCTTCCCGGTCTTCGATATAATTCCGCAGAATGACTTCTTCTGTGTTATAGACTTCCACACCAGATACGCGGTCGCTTGTGACGTTGCACCCTCACGACGCTTCTTTATTCTTATGATTCCGAAACACTGTGGTAACCTTTCGCAGTGCTCCTGGTAATAGAAGTACTTCCTGTCCACGTCCCTATAGTCTGGGAAGTTTCCATCCTCTAGTGTCCAGTAGCTTAGGTAGAAGTAGTGCAGCCCTGTTATGTATGTAGGCTTTGGGTCTTCGCCGTTCATGAACCAGTACCCGTCGTATATCCTCTCAAACTCTTTTGTTATAAACTGAACCTGCTCGTCGCTGTACACAGGAGACCCGTCGTCGTCAAACTCAAGGTCGTTGAACATCTCAGGCATCTCTATACGCCTAAACTTTTGGACTCCACCCTTTACGGAGTGTATCTTAGACTTTGCAGGAATCTCTGGAGTCTTGTATGTTATCCCGTATACTTGATGTTCCTGTACCATATTTATATGTTATTCCGTATCAGACCTGAGCGACTTGTTTGTGAACTTGGCCACCCTGTTGTATAGGTCAACTCCTGTCCCTGTCAGTGAGAATATCTTCCTAGCCTCTCCCGTCTTCTTTGAAACAAAGTCTACCAAGCCACGCTTCATTAATTTATTTACCATCCTATAGAACGACACGTCAAGGTCTCCAACCGTGTTATCGAAATCTTTCCTGTCAAAGAAGTCGTACCTGCCTGCCCAAAGTATGAAAGAGTACTCCCTCATGTCAAGCTTGTATATCTCCATCACCGTACTGGTCTTGAACAGGAATGAGGCCAGGTGCTTCACCTTGTAGTGGTTCACCACGATCCGTTTCATTGCCTTGTTGTACCCCTCCTTCCTCCACACCTTGGAAGACCTCATGGCCTTCGCCTTTATCCTCTGGATGTGAAGGTTCTTCCCGTAAACCAGCTGATCTTTCTTGAACAATTTATACTTCAGCTTGTTGTACCTAGACCTCCAGTCCGCACGTATCTGAGACTTCTTCTCAGTCTGTTTCTTTGAGTGGTGCTTTAGCTGGTCGATCTGGTTACGAAGCCTTGCTATCTCCTTCAATAGATCTTCTACAGGAGTGTTCTTGGTCATGTATGTCATCGTACCAGTTCTTCAATTAACGGCTTCCTCCTCGCCTTGTCCTTCTCCTCGTCACCGGAAAGTAGGTTGTCCATGCGAAGCTTCTTCATCACGTCGTTGATCTCACCAACGCTATTAAACAACTTTATTACCCTCTCCCATGAGCCATCATTCCTGTCTGACAGGTCTAGACGTGTGAGGTCGTTGTTGTTTAGCAAACCGGTTATCTCGTTAAGCTTCCTGTTCAGTGCGTAGTATGCCCCAACGATACCGTCAGACTCGTACAGCTTTATTCTTTCTTCTAGTTTCATGCTTTTCCCAGACAATCTGAATATTTTAATCGTATCACCTTGGTCATCTTTCCCCCCACGTTGTGGGTCATCTCGTAGTCAGACTTCTTGTAAACCACGGCGATGTCCCCAACCTCAAAGTCTTCTATAGAGTCAGGCTTTGCCACGATCTTCATCAAGGAGTCGTGCTTCTTCTTTTCTGTGAGTATGATACCGCCGGGCGACACCATGTCCTCGTCGTACACACGCTCGACGATCATGTAGCCGTCTATGCAAACTAGGCCATCGTCATCGACGCCAAAGTATATGAATGAGCTCTCGATAGCGTGGATGAATGTTGTAGTGTCGATGTAGATGTCCAGCTGGTTGGACTCGTCAATAGCGTTGTGGTGTATGAGTACATCTGTTCCTGCTTTTAAGTTTTTGTAGTCTGTGAGTAGAACGGCCTGTGTATTGCCAGACACCTTCCCGTCCCATGAGTAGCTTGTGTCTATATAAAGTTCTACCTCAGCTCCGTCGTCTTTGGTTACGATGTGTGAGTTTTTTGAGCCCTTCTTTATGGCAACTATTGCTCTATTGCCAACAGGTCTAATCGTGTTGTACAGGTTTTGCATTTGGTTTGATTTGCAGCAAAGTTACGCAAATCTTTCTCCCTTGCCAGAATTTTTACCGGAACGGTATACCTGTGATCCCTTGCCCCAAAGGAAGTGGTATGACCACCACCCTGCGGAAAGCTTTGAGGAGTTAGCCTCCTTGGCGTGCCTCTTCTTGTACTGTGCACGCGCCTCAGGGGAGTAGTTAGACGAGTAGCCCTTCGCACCGAATCGAATCATGCGTACCTTGTCGCCTTGCTTGGCAAGCACAACTTTCTTGTGCACCCCATCAGAGGCGTCCTTTGGCTTGTTGTACCCACTAAACTTTTCTCCCCTGTACTCTACCATTACCTAAACTCTTTTACTTTTTCCGATATCTTTTTTGGCTGCCTTACGAACTGTTGGCCCTTCTTGTTTCCCTCCGCCTTTGCTTGGTTTGTTGCCCTTCTTTGGCTTGGGCTTAGTGCTGCCCACGCCTTCTCCGGTAAATACCGACGAGTCCCACCCGATGGCTTCCCCGAAGAAGTCGTCCACTTCTGTTTCGTCCATTTCGACAACGAGTTTGAGCTTGACTTCTTTCCTTGATATCCACCACCAGATTTTTTGTATAAGGCTACCGCTAATTGTGCCTTTCTTGCAGACCACTCGCTGGCATCTCCGCCTTTCGAGCCAGCCTTGACACGTGCAACTATTCTTTTCCATAATTCTGGGTTTCTTTTTATTGCGGAACTCATCTTAGAACTCCATTTTATATTTACTGAGTAGTCCCTTCTTGTTCATGTCCTTACCCTTCTGCGTAATGGAAACGTCTCCAGTCTTTGGGTTCATTGCCATGATGCCCTGCTTTATCAGCATTTCCTTGAGCTCGTCTCCGGACTCAGGAACCTGTTGCATCATCCTGTCGTAAGACTTCTCAAACCCAGGTAGGTCTCTCATTTGATCAGGACTCATGTTAAGCGACTGCTTCATGTTTGTCTGATACATCGCGTCTGCAACCTTGTTCTCCATGTTCTTACGGTTCATGCTGGCGTCTGGCAACCTCTTTACAGTCTTTGACGCCTTGTCGTAGTACAGGTTTTGGGCTGCAAGCTTCTTGTTGAGCTCCTCGATTGGGTCTCCGGGTCCGTTCTCTGCACTTGATGCGATGGCTCCTGCCATCCTTTTAAGATCTAGTTTCATTTACTTCTATATTTACGATCTTTACGATCATGTTTATTGAACGACTTCTGTGCGGAGCCCTTCTTCCGCTTACCGAACTTTACCCTTACCTTATCCGACGATCCCTTAGCCATATCTATTTGCCTTTAGACATTGACTTCTTTTTTGCCTGGACGCCTAACTCCTTTGAGTGGAATAGTGGTTTACTCGTGGCGGTATGTGTCTTGCCAGTCATAGGCTTCCCACCAGCCTTGTGCATGGTTCCGCTCCATTTAGTTCCATCCTTCAGGTAGTGGTTGACGTTCTTCATTTCTTCTTCTTGGCGTTGATCATCTTCATGAACTTCTCCTTGGCTGCCGCCTTGGTTACCTTCTTTGCACTCTTTGGCGCTACCTTAGTTGCTGCCTTTGCTCCGTACCCTGTCATTGAATTTTTCATTTTTATGTTATTTATAACAAAAATAAGAAACTTATCCGTAAGTTTTTATAAGCATGTCCATCACTGGCTTTGGGACTGTTTCATACCTCTTGCCTATCCTGCTGGGGCACATTCCTATCAACTCGTTGTTGTCGTACAGACCCGTGGGGAACTTCTTTATGATCGGTATGGCCCGGTAGCTGTACAGGTACAGGTTAGCCTTCCTGCCGTACCTTGACTTGTTTATGGGCAGACCCCACCTCCTTATGTTCTCCAGCGCCCTCACCTCGCAGTCCCTCTCAAGCTCTATCATCCCGTCGATCACTTTCCGTATTTGTACCTCGTCCAACTCCCCGTCCCCGTCAAGCCAGTCCCACAGGTGTAGGCAACACTCAGTCCAGTGTCCCCACCTGTCGTCCGTCAGCCACTGCTCCATGTGTGAGTACTCGTGTACCATGATCTCTATCCAGTCCTTGAACGGCTTTCCGCAGGCCACCACAAGAGTCCTGTTCACGTCATCGAAGTATCCCGAACAGTCCGTGGAGAAGCTGTCCGTCAGCACCACGTTCCTGGAGGGTGACATGACTAACTCTATCCTGTTGACTGTGCACCTCCTCTTCACGTGTGCAACAAACTGCCTGAACTCTGGGGGTATGTCAAACTTCATGACGCAAAGTTACTTTAAACTTGACATCCTCTGGTCGGACACCTTCACCCTGTTCCCGTTGAAGAATAGGTTTGGATCAAACCAGAACTCTATAGAGGACCCAAGCTTCCTTGACAGTATCCTCTTGTCCAACAGCTCCATCACGTTGTTGTAGAACGTCTTCTCAGCCATCCCACACGCTACACACACGTCAGGTGCGTGCAACATCACGGACTCGCTGAGTGGCCGTACAACGCTCATGGCGTACAGTATGATCCTAAGGGAGGGGTGTGACAGGTCCATTAGGCACATAACACTGTCCTGAAACAGCTTGGCGTAGACCATGCCGTCGTGCAGCACCCTCTTGTTCTGGCTGACCTTCTTCATCGTGTAGTACTGCCCAGTCTCCGGGTCTATGGTCAACGTCTCGTCCGTCTTTGTTGTGTACATCCTCTCCGCAATTCCGTTGATCTTGTACGGATTGTTTAGGTACTCCTCGTGCTTCTTATTCATACCCAAATGTAGCGTTTTTTACCCACCTGGGGATTTCATTCCCTAATAGGGGAATCCTAGTGTTGATTGTCAACGAGTTGTGGGGTTTCCTTCTTATATATATTAAAGGGCTGACCAAGTCATTCATTCATGCATTCCCTAAGTGTCTGCATGCATGAAATTAGTGAGATGTGTGACTACGTTAGGGACTCTCCAGCGCGTGGGCTCGATCCCCCACCTAGGCAAGTCACTTTCCTATACCGAGTGGCCTCAGAGTGCAAAGTTAATGGTCTAACATTGATGGTCCAACATTGATGTTGCTACATTGAATTTCGATTCCGGCATTACTAAATTCTTTAGTACGATTTGCTAAGATCTTTAGTATGTTAAGGAGTTCACAATGCCTTGTTAATTATATGTTAAAGTGATTGTTTCACGTGGAACATTGTTAAAGGGATGTTAAACTAGGGGATAACCTATTGTTTACGTCCCTATTTTATTGTATTGCGCAATCTCTCATCCTTCTCAACATTATTGTATTGTATTGTACTACATCCGTATAAGGTTAAAGTTGTTAACGTGGTGTTAAAGCATTGGTTTTCACAGGACTTTAACATATCCACTGCATCAAATCTAAAACGATTTAGAAGCCGATTTAAGCCCCTCAACCCCCCAAACCATACAAACACCTTACCGGCACTGAGATAATCGAAATTTGGGGATTTTTGGTTTTCTTTAACATATTTTTTGGCTTTTCTTTAACACAGTTTTCCCTTACACGTGTGCGTACGCGTATGCGCGCATGTGTGTCGCGCGGTTCAATTGGTGGTGGGATTATCGCATGCCCATAGATCTATGCAAAAATCGTTTAACAAAGTTTTAACATCTCACTGTTTGCTAATCTGCAAAATAGGTCTAGATTTGTATTCGAAAGCGGCACAGCCCACCTAACTAAGTGGCCTACTCCCTGCCCACCCAGTTCATTGACATGCAGGTTTTTATCACTCACAATGGAAATGCACTGACCATCCGGTCAACACCAATAAGAGTAATGCTTAAAAAACTGCACTGCGCGAAATCACTCAGTAAACGTTAACCGGAATGTAAACGGGCTCTAGGAACACCAAGTAACCATCCTTGGAAATGCACTCCTAACCTAAACACGAAACCACCTCACGACGTAAGTCAGTTAGGAAGTAGGCAGTCCCAATCAACTTGCTGAGATTATAAATGAGAGAGTAGCCAATCCATCGAACGTATTGCAGATTTATCGCATACGGATTTAATCGTAGTCATGAGGCTCAATGGATTGCTTTTGCGCTCACCACGTAGCAATTTTGCTTAGATGGGAGCGTGAATGACTAATGTAGCCATGCCGGAATCGGATGTCGGTCTCAAGCCCGAATAAATACAGAGAGGTCGTCCAGATAAATCAAACCAAATAAACTTAATATCATGTCAAAACAACAATCTCTCAACAAGTTACTGACCATGTCTCGTGACGAGGCAAGAAGCATAGGCATCCTAGGACGTGAGCGCAGAATGTTACTAGACTCCGTCGTGAATCTCAGAGACTTCAAGTTCAACATGGAATACTACGCCAATTTCTGCAAATGTATTGAGCCACAATTGGGTAAAACAATCCAATACCACCATGGCAATCGGCATTTCCTCTGCCATTCAGATGTTAAAGACATTTGGAATGCAGTGCAGTCCATGTGCAAGGTAGTAGGCTATGAACTATATTCACCAAATGGCTCATGGTTTGTGAGAGCAATCAAATAACATTCTAAAAAAGCATATGAAAATCAAATTTGAATCAGAAGACGGCTACAAGTTATTCAAGCATGGCATGTATGAATTTTACGCTACCAAGCGCGGTAGGGATGGGTATTCCCTTGAAGTATACGAGTGGTATAGGGTAGAAGACAAGTACTTAGCCAATCTGCATAGGTCCAAGAGGGTTTCCATCCCGTATGAAGCGCCATGCAACATCGATAGAATCAGACAGCGAATCATTGAAATCATAACCAAATAAAATACACAAAATGACTAACGACAAATCATTCAAGGCTTTGCTTAAAGAAGCATCTCCAATCGAAATTGCACTGCTGAGGGAACGGCTTGTGGTAATTATGGAATTGACTCGTGACGAGGTAACCAAAAACCCACAAAATTGGAACAACCCTATTGTCCATTCAAGTGCATACTTAAAACTAGCAGACCTTGTTGACAAGCACCTTGGCTTTGACAAGTAACCCACTGAACTGAGAGCAATGTGCGCAGATGGAGCGATACCATCCTCAGTTCCTCATTATAAAAAAAATAATATGAAAAAGTTCAATGGCGCAATCTTGTTCGAAGGTCCATCCTCATACGATGGGCAGAATATCGTAGTAATCATGACCGGACTTGCATCGGCATCCACCAATTCCAAGACCGGAGACATGATTCAAACGTACATCCTACTGCAAGACGTCAACCCAATCGAGGCAGTGAAGACTGGAGATGATGTGAGCATATGCGGAGACTGCAAACATCGTCCGTCACTATCCAAGGAGACCGGTGAGGCTAGGTGTTACGTAAATGTTGGCCAAGGTGCTACCATGGTGTGGAAGGCCTACAAGAGAGGCAACTATCCAAGGATATCCCTAGAGACGGCTAAGACCTTTGTGAAGGGACGCAATGTCCGGTTTGGTACGTATGGTGACCCATGTGTAGCTCCTATCGAGGTGTTCCAAGCATTGGCTGAGACATGCAAGGGACGTACGGGTTACACCCATAGGTGGATGGACAAAGATTTCAATCCGGAATGGAAGGCCTTGGTGATGGCTAGTGTAGACAATGTCTTCGAGAAATTGGTAGCTGACGACATGGGGATGCGTTACTTCCGCGTCGAGATTGGGACGCAAACACCACTGCAAGGTGAGGTGAGGTGTCCGGCTAGCAAGGAAGGTGGATACAAGACTACATGCACCAATTGTAGACTGTGCAGTGGTAACACCATCAAGGCTAAGAGCATAGTGATATCTGACCATGGCCTTGGTCACAAGTCAAGAGCAAAAGCATTACAAACAATCTAAACATATCAACATGAGACAAAGAAAACAAATGCCGGTCCGCTCAAAGTATAAGCCGACCGAGTCTAAGGTAGAGACCACCAAGCAGTCCATCGTACGGAAGTATATGGACCTCTTCGGATGCGACGTCAAGACGGCGCACAGTATGTATAGGGAATTCATCTTCAAAACACAAATATCAAAACCGGAATTGTATGTCACAATCTGATAAAAAAAACCTAATCATCATCATCTTACTTATGGCACTAGGCCTATGTATAAAATTTTAAGACATGATATACCAATCTGAAACAATCGACAACACCTACCTATCCTTGGAAATCAAGGATGGGCATGGTGTTCTATATGAGACCTACCAAAGGGATGAGGTAAACGATACGACATATGTTGCTGACATCTACGTAAGAGATGCTAGTCAACTAGCCGAATACGATGCCGACCTTGATTGGTGGCAACAAGACTTCTTGAAAGGCCTATTCACTAACATCAAAAAAATATAGCATGAAACAATTCGCAGTCATCCTATCTGCCTATGGCAGTATCGTAGTAATCAATCTCCTAGCTTGGGGATTACTTTAATCAAACTGAACTGCTCCGCTATAGGCAATCCATCGAATGGAGGGCAGTTCCTCACCAAAACAAATCAACATGGAAAAGTTTGCAAGACAATGCTCAGTAACCGGAAAGGGAATGAACGAGGGGTGGTGCTTTGGCGATGGACAAGACTACGCCAAGCATGAGAGTGGTGCAATCAAATTGGCAAAGCTATATGGCTATGATTCCTTAGAGGATGCATACGAGGACGATGGTGGCTATTGGACATCATGGGAGGATGAGGATGACTACCAGTACCAAATGATTGACGGCAAGTTGGTAGAGATTAACTAATCCGTAACAAATAACATAATAATTTCACATTCTAAAATCAAACGCACATGACTATTTCAACAATCAGAACGGACATCGAAGTATGGAACTTGTCCACATCACAAGCAGAATCAATAAGCAAACACTTGGAGTCAGTATTCGGGGTAAATTGGAGGCAAACAAACAAGGATGACTTGAACGATGTGCTTCGGGAATGGCTTTATGATAACGTAAACGAGCCGTCTGAAGAGGTTGCCGGAGAGGGCTCATTGGACTGCGTAGATGTTGAATAAACCTTTACGATTATTACTAAACTATTACTAAAACAAAACAAAATGAAAATTACATTTGACATTCAAGACAACAAGATTCTAATCCCAAGTGAGCAGACTGCAATTATCAAGAAGGCAATCATGTTTTATCTATCAAGTTTGGAGAACATAGGCATTCAACTTGACGATGATGCAAATTATATGCACTTTGATTTGCTACAATTGAAAGGCATGATGGACTACCCAATCCACATCGAAATAACCGATGATGAAAAGCGAGAATTCACCGGTAAGTATGGCGTCGACTTTCCCGAATACATCTACTAAACTAAACAACATGACAAAGAGAGAAAAAGTACTAAAGCAGATTGAACTGCAGGAGAAAATCCAAAAGTTAGCAGACATCAACATCGTAACTTGTGGGCACTGCGGTAGCGTAGTTCTGCACGATATGGATGCGGAAGAAATAGACTGCCCGTATTGTGATAGGGTAATGGACGTATGCGACTGCCCCGACTACCTTTATACCAACATAGAAAACAATTCAGAATTTCAAGAAGAGGCAACGGACTACATATCAATTGCAGTAGACTATTCAGAAGTTGACGGCGTTAAGGTGTATAAATACGACCAAATGCTTAGTCTATTTGAGGAAGAGATGTCCAAGTTAGACCCAAAACAATATTCAACAACATCACGATAACAACAAAACAAAACAACATGAACAATTTCGCAGACAACATCTTGACATCAGCATTCTCCGGACTCACTCTCTCTGACCCTTCAAATGCCGAAAGGGTGGCCTCCATGCTCGACCAATTCGGCCTAAGGTGGAACGTATTGAAACAGCAAATGCATCTGCCGGACGGGACTCCAACAAAGTATTCTGCCATCGTCAGGGAGGACAACAACGACGTCTTCACGACCTGCAAGGATGGGTACGTGCCGTATCAGAACTCAGAACTTGCAGAGCTATTGCTTAGGGTGTCTGAGAAGACCGGATACAGCATCCACTCCGGTGGCATGTTCAATGGAGGTGGCAAGGTCTACCTTCAGCTAAACACTGGCAATGAGATTAACGGCATCGGCAAGAACAGGACATCCGTCAAGGGGTTTATCACCGGAATCAATGGCCACGACAGTAGCACGTCTCTTAGGTGGGGCGCTGTCAACTTCACTATCTGCTGTGAGAACACCTTTGCATCTGCTAGAGGTAAGCTAAGTAACTCAGCCCGTCACACTGCATCCATCCACGATAGGGTGGAGAGGTCACTGAGGGAAATCGAGAGCGTGACAATGGCTGAGAAGACCATCTTTGATCAATTTATCAGGTTGTCAGAGGTTCAGGTCACCAAGCAAAACATTGCGTCTATCGTCAAGAGCGTGACGGGGGTTGACGTCAGCGTCCCAAGGTCTAAGGCTGAGGAAATCTACAGCGCGTATGCGGTCAATAGGTCGGGTGAACTTCTCTCCTCAATCGCCAAGGAAATTGAGCAGAAGGGCGAGACCTTGTGGGGATTGTTCTCCGGCATCACGCACTATACCTCACACGTCATGCCAACGCCAAGCAGAGACAACGCTAGGCTTGAGTCTAAGTACGTCGGGGGCGGTGCTGACATCGACAACAACTCATTCGAGTCCATCCTTAAGTTCTAGGTAAATGGGGGAGGGTTATTCCTCCCCTAACTTTTTAACAAATGATAGTTAACAAAATCAATCACCATGGGATATTCATTCTTTCTTTTTACTAAATTACACGACGTCATTCTTGGCAAAAGTTTAGGACTAGCTTTGGGTGAACTAACATATGACCTACAGTATGAAGAACTTATTTCAATGTACAATGCATACGACACATCCAAGTTTAATAACCCAAAATTTGGCGAGTATGAGTGCATGTTAGATTATCTGATTTCAATCAAGGAAGATAGATTAATTAATTTACAATAAAATACCAATCATGAACCACTACAGCAGACAAGAACTAATCACAGCAATCCTTACCTATTGTGGCAAGGAGACTGACAACAAGGATGACATCTTAGCACTTGCGGTAACTGAAGACAAAGACCTTTATCGGTACGTCGTCAACGCATCTGAGGTGCAAGACATTTCGGTAGCACAATTCGTAAAAAAATACTACAACTATGAGGTATATAGTAGCCTATACTTTAAAGCATAACGACATCCCTGACACCTTCAGGGACGAGTACATGGTGTTAGACGATGAAGACACGTTCAACTACGATGCACTATCTCTTGCTGAGGCATACTACGACGACGTATTGTCTGAGAAGGACATCGAAGAGGGGTGGCACGTTTGGACTGCCAGCCTATCCACAATCATCAAGTCTACGTATTAAACAATCATAAAAACCAAATCAAATGCAAACACGAAACGGCATCAAGGTAGTAAAACTACAAAAGTTAGGAGACAGCTATGTTGGAATTGTCAACGGCAAAATACTCACATGGGACAAGGAAGGTCGCAGGTCGTCCAAGAACAGGTCTAAACTAGACCTATCGATTGAGACCGAGAAGACCAAGACGTTCTACGTCAATGTGGTAAACTACAGCGGAACTCTTAGGTTGTCAAGGAAGCAATTCAAGACGCATGAAGAGGCCGTCAGTAAAGCAAGGATAAATCATGTCAAAACAATTAAAATCGACCTAGCTTGAGTACGCTACATAAATGGATGGCCATCTACTGGGGTGGCCTCCTTCTTTTCATCATCATTCAACAAATTAAATATCGCAGACAATGAAGGTATACATAGTCAACACCAAGCTACTTACTGAAGAAGAGCAAGAACTCTACATCCCAAAAATCTCTGATCAAGAGTTCATCGACATCGCCCGTAGATCAGGGGACGTGTTCACCGAGAGAGGGTTTGAGAACGCATACAATCAAGACCCCTTGTTCGACTTTGTGAACTCAATCATCAGATTTATTGAGGATTAATTTGCTTGCAAACAATCAATTGTTTAACTTTACACTCATGATTATGGACAACATTTTACTTCAATCACTGCGCAGAAACGAGGAACACCTTACCCTAGCCATAGGTCAACTTGGAAGCTACGAGTCCCTTGTTAACTACCTCATCGACTCCATACGTGGAAGGACGGCATGCACACCTGAGCATGTGGCTGAGTACGTAGAGAAGAGGCAGAATGAGTTAGTCAACGAGCAATACACAATATTATTTAATCGCAAAAAAGAATCAACATGTACAAAGTAATTGGACAATTCAGCCCAAACATCGAACTGACTAACTACACTGAACCAAACAGGTTTGACAAGGAATTTGACAAGCATACCGACGCAATGGACTACTACACCACAATGCTTTCTGACATGTCTGAGACTATATCGGACATTGGTGGCGAGTTTGTTATAACCCTTATCGGTGGCGTTGGTCTTGAGGATGAGCGCATCCTTAAGCGCCACGTGTTGTCCACCACAATCTTGGTCATATGACCAGAATGGATAGGCTACGTGTAGCCGTCAATGTGCTGTCTGAGTTAGACCAGTTCAAGGACACTACATTCGTGGCAGAGTTACCATGGAGTTCAATACCGGAGGCATATGGCTTCCGGTACTCCATAATTACTAACGGGAACAAGGTGTCGGTATACTGCTTAGAATCAACAACGATTGCAGAGGTTACAAACATTGGGATATTCCAAATAACATAAAAATGAGTCCATACGTGATACCAGGTTTAAAGGGGGTTAAAGTGCCGGCAAAGTACTTTGCAATGTCGTACAAGATTAAGTCAGAGGACATCATAGATGCTGTGTGCGAGACGTACTGCGTAAGCAATGAGGACATAAAGGGTAAGAGCCGTAAGAGGGATGTTGTTGAGGCGAGGCATGTAATATCTTGGGTGCTGGTCAAGAAGATGGGCATGACGCTGTCTGAGGTAGGCAGGACATTCCTTGGAGGCAGAGACCACACGACAGTTATCAGCTCAATCAATAGGTACAGTAACCTGTACGACACCGAAGAGGCCTTTAAGTCTAAGGCTGACGAACTTATTGAACGATTAATTCATAAGTAACATGACAGAGGGACAACAGGAATCAATCTACCTAGTATACGTCAACGTGTGCAATGCCCTGATCTACGCGGAGGACATGCTAGTGGACGACACGCTGTCTAAGTCTGCAAGGGATGTAATGCGTGTTATACGTGACAGACTCAGGTGGATAAAGACAAACATGGACATCAAGGCAAAGCAGGACGTCTCCAAGACGGTAGACACCCTTAGGTATGACGGAGTTATTCGGCTATTATCCTCGATGCCGGAGCAGTACCAAGGAGAGCTAGAGGACTTAATTGTTAACTACTTAAAATCAATAGAAAATGTTTAGTACAAAGTTTGTAAAGCTACCCATTCGGGTGCACAACAAGGATCAGAACGAGTTGATGGGGACTGAACTTGAGATAGACACGTACGAGATGGTCAACCCGTTCACTATATCATCATACCGGCCATCAGTGGAGCCGGAAGGGTTGACGTACATATCGTTCAAGGACGGGTCTGGAATGATGGTCTACATGGACATAAGAGACTTTGAGGCATTAATGAATAACCACCCAATCTATAAACAATGAGGACATCAATACAATTCCTTTTGGAGGAGATAGAAAACATTAAGAAAATGATGAAGCCTGAGGATGGCGACATGGCAAGGACATATGTGTCCGTCATAGAGAGTCACGCCATGTACCTACTAGACCTTAACAAGAAGGAGATATCAGACGCATGGCTCGATGGACAGGGCAACATACCACACTTTAGCGCATACTCTTCTGACGACTACGCAGATGCAGACGATTACATCAAACACACATTCCCAACACTATGACATTTAAAACAATTAAGGACGCAATATTAAACACGCCACTACTTTCAAAGGTTGGACCTGTGTATTGCCACGCGCCTCTAACTGTAGAAGACAGGGACAAGTACGTGGAAGAACTATTTAACGAGCAGAGAAAGATATTGACCGCTAAGGGTAGCGACTACGCTGGTGCTGACCTTCTCTCTAATTTTAGACTGGCAGGCATGATAGTCAACCAAACGTCTGACCACCCCGACGCAATCAATTGCTTGAACCTCATCGGCACTAAGGTAGCTAGGCTTGGTCAACTGCTAAACTCAGGCAAGCATGCTCACAATGAGTCCGTGCAGGATAGCGTGGTAGACCTGGCCAATTACAGCGCACTACTTTACCTAATCTTAAAAATGGAGAAATGAAAATTTTACACCTGAGCGACACGCACGGATTCCACAGAGACCTACCTGCACACATCTTTGAAGGCATCGACATGGTTATACACTCCGGAGACTGCTCGAACTGGAGAGACTCTGCACGTAATTCAATCGAGGTGTTTGACTTCCTTGAGTGGTACAGGGATGTACCTGTAGAGCACAAGGTATACGTGGCTGGAAACCACGACACAAGCATTGAGAGGAGGCTTATCACGAGGGAGAACTTCTCTGATCGTGGGATTACATACCTTGAGCACGAACTGGTCGTAATTTGCGACCTCAAAATCTTTGGCTCCCCGTACACTCCTACATTTGGAGATTGGTCGTTCATGAAGTCAAGGAATAACATGCACAAGCTATGGTCCGTAATGCCACAAGACATAGACATACTGATAACACACGGACCTCCAAAGGGTGTCAGAGACCTTTCAGAAAACATGAATGGACAACTGGAGCAGTGTGGAGACCTGTCACTTATGAAGTGGATAGCATCCTTCAGGCCAAAGGCTCACCTGTTTGGCCACATCCACGACATGTCTGGGATACACAACCAAGGGAAGTCACTGTACAGCAAGTGCCCTACCATATTTTCTAACGGGGCATGCGTTCACGATGGAAAGTTTGACCTAGGCCTAACGTCTCTTGGGAACGTAATAACGATCAAGTGATCATCAAAAGTTGCAAATAAGTATAAAGCAATGGAGGATTACTATAACGAATTATATCAATCACGTCAGGATAAAGCTGACAAATAAACTACAAAACATGGCAACAGCAACACTTAGATTCAATTTGACAGACCCAGACGACAGGGAAGAGCACGCCAGGTGCGTAAAGTCTCTAGACATGGCAAAGGTTATATGGCACTTCATGTACAACACCAAGAAGGGGATCAAGTACAGCATAGAGGAAGAGCAACAGAAAGACCCATCGTTTGACTGCTACGACGCGGTGGACATGGTCTACTCAAAGTTCTACGAGATGTTACAGGAGGAGTCAATATCGATAGATGACCTATACAAATAAACAACATGGACAAGAGAGAATTCATTGCGCAGTTTAACCCGGACGCGATCCTATGGGACGACCTGGACGAAGCTATCATAGGCCTCACAACCAACGGAGTGGTGGTGTACGACGTCAACAAGATACAGGAGGTACTGTACGATGGCTGGAAGCAGGACCCTACAGATGACGTAACAATGGACGATGTCATTGATTATGTGGAGTTTAACATCCTGTGCGCGTACGTCGGGGAGTTCACTCCAATCCACATCACAAGCATACCATAAATATTTTTGGTGGTATCCAAAGTATTTATATCTTTGCATTGTCGATCCGATTAGATAGTTGCAGTATTTATTCGGGTTTGATTTAAGAGAACCCTCTTTTATTAGACCCATACAGCTGCAACCTGTGTGGGTTCTTTTTTACCCCTCAATCAGATTGGCTCTACCTACAACGCATACCGGAATCATGCGCACTATCGTACCGGAAGGCAATGCAGGTGGAAGGCGTTCCAGAAATGGCGTTACATGTTGGTGGTGCTGAAGTAACAGCGTAAGTCTATGTGAGGTTGATCAGGTGAGAGTGTAGACGAACAGTCCGAAAGGGGGACGTGTCCCGACCACGAGTTAGTAGCGAAGCCGAACGGCGCAGGTATATAGTAGCCAGCCTGCGAAGTGAGAGCATGACGTTGCAGTACGTGGTGTAAACTCGCCGAGGCCTTACAGGTCGCTGCCCTTATATAGGACTTTCTATGTCCTGTCGTAAACGGCGCCTTTGTATCGAACGCTGTTCCTGTCTGGTCGCAACATTTCTTTTTTGTAAGGTATAGCCGTAATAATATGTAAACTATAGGACTTTTTTCAGGTATAACCGTAAACAATTAAACAAATATAAGATGAAGAATCTACTGAAAGCGTTAGCGAAATTCAACACACTCTGCGGACCGATTGTAAAGGACGCGAGCAACCCATTCTTTAAGTCCAAGTATGCAACACTGGACGCAATACAGGAGCACATCAGGAAGCCACTGGCTGAGGCTGGACTGGTTATATCACAACCAACAAGGTGGGTGGATGGACAGGCGATCGTGGTGTCCACTGTTTACCACGTAGAGACGGGAGAGAGTCTATACTCTGAGTTCCCTGTGGTGGTAGGGAAGCACACCGCACAGGACTACGGATCTGCCGTAACCTATGCTAAGAGGTACAGCCTGACCGGACTCCTCAACCTGACAGTGTCTGACGAGGACGATGACGGCAACAAGGCGTCTGCTAACGTAACCCAAACCAAAAATGTTTCGGAGGGAAACGAGCTACCTTGGCTGAACGAGAGCTCTTCGGAGTGGGCAAAGGTGGTAGCTTCGTTGAAGAGTGGATACACGGTTGCAGACGTAAGGAAGAAGTTTAAGGTCAGCAAGGCTATCGAGACCAAGCTGATGTCAAGTAATTAACCCGTTAGTCTCATTAAACCTTGCACCCACGCACTTGGGTTGGGATAGACATAGTTGGCCTGCTCATCCTGACAAAACGGGGATACTGTGACAAAGGATAAGGCCTACAGGTGGGAGGCTACTGCCAGAGTGTAGCAAACTTTTTGTTCTAAAATCAAACAATCAATTGTTTTAAAATCAAACAAAATGAAGATTATCATCGACTCCTACAACGCAGGCTATGAGGATGCCAAGTGCAACCGGAACTGTACGGAACAAATCCGTACACATTTGATACTTTAATAACACATTATGATTACAATTGACACGCTTATCGAGAGACCACTTAGCTTCAGCTCCATCAAGGAGTTTCAGAAGTCACCACAGCACTACCTGAACTACATCACCAAGCAGAGGACTCCACCATCGGACGCTATGAAGCTTGGATCAATGGTCCACTGCATGATGCTTACGCCAGACCTGTTCAACAAACAGTTTGTGGTTGCACCGGACGTAAACAAGCGTACTAACGCAGGCAAGGAGGAGTGGGCTACGTTCTGTAGTCAACACGCCGACAAGACCGTGGTAAGCAACGAAGACTTCGAGCATGCACGCAGGCTGTCCGGCAACGCCATGAGTAACGACAACGTCTCCATGCTGATCAAGGGATGCTACGACTTCGAGCACGAGTGGAGGGCAGAGATTGACGGCCTTCCGTACAGGGGATTCTACGACGGGGTTGCAGACGACTACATCGTGGAGATCAAGACAACCTCTGACGGACATCCAAGGAGTGTAATGAGCGACTTCGTCAGGCGTAAGTACCACATTCAGGCAGGACTCTACGGAATGATCAGCCAGAAGATGGTCATCTACGTAATCGTTGAGACGTCTGAGCCGTACCTTTCGTACTGCGCACCTACCGACTACAGGTACAACGAGCTTGGTGTCAGCGAGCTGGATAAACTTAATTCGCAGTTCGCGAAATGCTTAGAGTCTGGCGACTTCTCCGGAGGCTACGACCATGCAGGTGAGGTGGTCATCTCACTTCCGTGGCATGTGGAAAACTAATCTTGCATAGATGCAAACATGTTGTAGTTTTGCAATGTGTCAAGGTACGACTACATATACATCTCTAAGGACCTGTTCAAGGGTGTCGCTGGCCTAAACGACGACGACATTCTTGACATAGAAGGACTAGAGTTCCAGACCAAGGACTTGGAGCGTGAGTTCCTTGAGTACTTCATCGACTCTGAGAGGCAACTGTACTACGAGGACTTCTACTACGAGTTGGTGGACGCTACAGAAGACGGGTTGTTTAGCAAGCAGTTAAGGAAGGTAGACATTGGAACTAAGAAACACAACTTCACAGGGATCGTAATGTTTTACGGCAAGCCGTACGAGCAGATGTACACGTTCCACGCAAAGATTACAAACGGTGAGCTTAAGTACATTAGGCTCATATCAATAACATAACGCATGAGCAGAGGAATAACCAAACCAAAACTAAGGAATAGCTACCCTCAGGTGGCCGAGGTACTTGACAAGATTGAGCAGGCTCACAAGAAGCGCCACTACTGGTTCTTTGCAAACTACGACGGGAAGTACAACACCCCTGCAGGTGGCAAGAGGACGGTATCCTTCGGCGCAATCATTGACGTCCTGAACGAGAACGGCTTCGACGTGGAGATCAACGTCAAGCCAAACCCTAACAAGAGGCAACTCTGGGAGACACTCATCAATCCATAGTGTAACATAAGCAACCCCCCGTTGGATTTCTATCCGATGGGTTTATTTTTAAACCAATCAAAAATCAATAATCATGGAAAAGAAAAAGTCAGAGTTCGGCATCTGGGCAAAAACAGTGAAGATGAAAACAGGAGAGACTGCACAAGTCTTAAACTTCACCGTCAACGGCGTTAGGTACAACGCGTGGCCAAACAAGTACAAGAGCAGTGAGAAGTCTCCAGACTTCAACGTCTACATCGACACCTATGTCAAGCCTGAGGGTGCTCCAAACCCTAACTACCAGGGCAGGACAACCAACACTCCACTGTCAGACAACAGATCGTTTGCACCAAAGAGCAACGACGTCTCTGACGACCTACCGTTCTAACACACGTTATAACAATCTAAAACCGTTTGCTTATGGTTACCATGTTTTCGGACATCACGTCCGTTTCGGACCCACGACCGGTAAGGTTGACGGATGTTCTCGACGCAATCAGGACAGGAAGATACAGAGACAAGGTAGAGTTAATCCGTACAGAAGAAGACGAAGACGAACGCAGGAGGCTGAAGAGTAGGCTTCCTTGCGTGCTCTTCTGCGGAGAGTTCACCAATGGAGTTGAGAAGGAGAGGGACGGGAAGAAGTACGTGTCATACAGGGACGACAGGTCTCTCAAGAAACACTCCGGGTTTGTACCGATCGACATCGACAAGGTCCACAGCATTGAGTACAAGATGGAACAGCTCAAGCAGTTGCCATACGTCTACGCACTGTGGGTTTCCTCATCAGGAAACGGCATCCATGGGTTGATCAAGATAGGTGACCCCAACAGGCACTCCGAACACTACCGCGCACTGCTTGACAAGATACCGGAGCTTGACTCTACCGCACAGAATCCTAGCAGGGTCCTGTACATTTCCTACGACCCAGACATCTACGTCAACGAGAACTGTGACACCTTCTACGACATCATCAGCGAGAAGAAGCGCGAGGTTGTCTACAGGACAGGAGACGGTTCTACCGACTACAAGAAGATAGACATCGCCGTAAGGATGATAAGGAATGCCCAGGATGGCGAGAAGCACCACGTACTAAACAAGGCTGCATTCCTCATGGGAGGATTTGTCGCAACCAAGACTGTAGAGTACGACATGGCGTTCAACATCCTAAGGCACGAGATATCCAAGAAAGACATCAGGGACTTGAAGCAGGCAGAGAAGACAATCTCTGACGCCATGACAAGTGGGATGTCTATGCCAGCTGCTGACATGGAGACAGAGTACAAGAGTGCCGTAGAACTTGTAGGGATAGAGAGCGAAGACCTTTCATTCCTTACGGACAACAAGAAGGACGAGGACTATATACACAAGTTTAGGCTTGGACTCATACCACAAGGTCTTGAGTTTGGACACGAGTACCTCGACAACCACCTCCGTCTAAAGGAGGGAGAGTTCTACGCAGTCCTGGGACACTCTCACATTGGCAAGTCTACGCTCACTCTTTGGCTGCTGTTCCTGGCATCTATCAAGCACGACTGGAACTGGATGGTGTACTGCGGAGAGAACAGTTCAGCATCCGTCAAGATTAAGTTGATGCAGTTCTTCATGGGCAAGAGGATACAGATGTTCAACGAGGTTGAGCACAAGATGGCGCTAAAGTTTGTAGACGAGCACTTCTTCCTCCTTTCCTCCAACTACATCTACTCCTACAAGGACATACTAGACCATGCCGTAAAGTTGATGGAGTACAAATCTCTGAAGGGAATCTTCATTGACCCGTACAACTCCCTTAAGATGGATCTTGTTGGCAATGCAAGCAAGTACACTTACGACTACGAGGCGTACAGCGCAATGCTCACGTTCACCAAGAAGTATAACACAAGCCTGTTTTTATCCGTCCACACCACCACAGGTGCACAGCGTGAGAAGGACAAGGACGGAAACCAGGTCATGCCACACGCAACAGATGCGGAGGGAGGGAGTGCTTTATACAACAGGTGTGACAACTTCGTGACTATCCATAGGAAGATCAAGGACAACAACGAGTTCATGTTCACGCACATCTCCATCGATAAGGTCAGGAACGACGACACTGGTGGTAGGCCTACGCCAAGGAGCGAGCCAGTAATCCTGAGGATGAGCGACAAGGTTGAGTTCCTTGACGAGAACGGAGTGAGCCCAATTGTTAGAGACTATTACCTTTTAAAATACGAGTATAAGATATGAGTGGATATAATTTCATCATCGAGGATAGAGTCCCAGTGGTAGTCTATGATGTATCAATAGTGGACCTGGAAGAGAGAAAGAAGAAGGCAAAGTCTTACGAAACCATGAAGAAGACGTGTCAGATACTACAGGTGTCTCACAAGACTCTTCAATTAGCTATAAAGAAAAGGAGGAGAGTGTTCTCCCCTGCGTTACAAAAAGAAGTGGCAGTTAGATATAAAAAAAAATCAACATGAAACAAGTATTCACAGACCCGGCACTACAGAGCGCATTCGAGAAGACAATGCAACAGTACGAACTTTTTAGGGTAGTGGTAGCAAAGAAGGTTGACTGCTCAAACCCTGCAGAGGTTGTCCTAAACATGACGGAACTTACTGAGGTCATGGCAATAGGAGTAACCTGCAAGGCGCAGTTCCAGTACCTAACAGAGAAGCTATCCTTTCAGAAGTGTATGAACCTAAACGACACTCAGATGGGGGCGACAGAGAAGAAGATCGTCATCGCGTACGAGATTGGAGACTGTAGCTTCTACAACAACGTCTGCGAGATGCTACTTAAGGAGGCACACTACAGGCAGGACTTATTGAGGTCTTCGCTGTCTTTCATTAAACAAGAAATGAACATTCTCTAAAACACACATCATGAACAACTTCAATTCCACCGCACTTTTTGCATCGATCCTCAGCATTGTAATCATGATACTGGCCAGCCTTGTAGGCGTCCAGTACAACTACGTAAGCATAGAAAACCAACAACTAAGGCAACGTGTTGACAGCCTCACGGTACAGTGCTACAAGAAGGATACCACAATTGACGAGGCTACAAGCATTGCACTCAGCTTGTCAGATCGTATGGGTAAGCTTTACGACATGGATCCAGAGACACACAAGAAACTATTCAGTGAAGCAGATTAAGAAGCAGTACAAGCACGGACTAAAGTTTGACTCCAAGCTGGAGCTCTTCTTCTACGACCTAATGAAGAGGGAGGGCATACCGTTCGAGTTCCAGGTCCAGTACGTTCTACACCCATCGTTTAAGTACGGCAAGTCTACGGTTAGGGCAATGACCCTGACTGTAGACTTTGACCTTACGGGGCATGGGCTGAACATAATAGTCGACACCAAGGGATTCATGAGGCCCGACAACGTGCTGAAGTGGAAGTTTTTTAAGTACCTGATGAAGGAAACGCACCCTGACATTCACTTCCCTAGGAATCAAAAACAGTGCGCTGAGGTGGTTGAGATTATTAAAAGTTGTAACTTAGCAAGTAACCAAAACAAGCCAGATGCAAGAACATCGCCCAAGGCTAACCCCGGAAGAGTACGACGTAATAAGAGCACTAAGGGGTAAGCACACAGCACTAGAGGCCGAATGTGAAGAGAAAGGAATCCCTGTCGACGACGTCAAGAACTACTGGTACAAAGGTAAACACTTCTCAATCAACGTAAAGTCTCCAACAACTACGTACTTGGATGTAAAGGACATTATTGTTGCAGACATGTTGAAGCATGCACCTGCATACAAGCCATTCAAGCGTGAAAACATTGAAGACCCACACCTCCTGGTCATAGACCCTGCAGACGTACACATAGGAAAGCTTGCCGTCTCCGCAGAGACTGGCGAGGATTACAACATCTCTATAGCTGTAGACAGGGTAACCACCGGGGTTGAGAACTTGATCCGTAAGTGTGCTGGGTTCAAGATCGACAAGGTACTGTACATAATAGGAAATGACATACTACACACTGACAACACTAAGCGTACTACTACAGGTGGCACTGCGCAGGATACGGAGGGCATGTGGCACTCTAACTTTCTTGTAGCAAAGAAGCTTCACGTGGCCGTCATAGACAGGCTGAGGACGATCGCTGACGTTTTTGTACAGTACGACCCGTCCAACCACGACTACATGACCGGGTTCTTCCTGGCAGACACGTTGAGTTCTTGGTTCGCGAACGACAAACACGTTAGCTTCAACTCCAACATATCTCACAGGAAGTACTTCAGGTATCACAACAACCTTATCGGCACAACTCACGGAGACGGGGCTAAGGAGGCAGACCTTCCAATGCTGATGGCTCACGAGACTGGATCAGACTGGGCAGACTGCAAGCACAAGTACTTCTACACCCACCACATACACCACAAGAAGTCTAAGGACTACATGGGGGTTACGGTTGAGTCTATGAGGAGCCCGTCAGGTCCAGACAGCTGGCACGCATCTCACGGATACATGCACTCACCAAAGGCTATAGAGGCTTTTATTCACCACCCTAAGGATGGCCAGGTGGCAAGGCTTACAAACGTCTTCTAGTTGAGGCGAATGTTGCCGAACAGGAACGGATCGTCGTCGTACGCAATTACACCGTCATCCTGAGATATCGCATCAAAGTCAATGTTGTCAACAAGGTCGTACACAACATTCCTGTCCTTTACAGAGCAGATGTAGAGTATCACATCAACCTCTTTGTCTATTGGACGGAGCATATATATCATACCCAAATATACTTATAATGGGAAACACAAATAAAGATTCTGTGCAGAGCAGCAATGAAGAGATAGCTAGGTTAATGAAGGAGAAGGCGTTACTTGACAAGAAGTCTGAGGAGCTGGCAAAGAAGATAAGGAAGCTTGTGTATGATAGTTAAGCCTTGGTAGACTTTCCGTTTGATCCGTTCCTTCCCCTGTTAATTCTATTTAATTCTAGTTTCAGTTTACCAGACTTGGTGTGGCTCATGTCCATCCCGTCACCATTACCATAAGTTCCTGCATCTTTATTAGCCTTGTTCAGGCGCGCCCTGTACCTCTTCCTTGAGTCAGTCTTGTGGTACTTCTTATCGTACGCCCTCTTCCTCTGGATAGAGGATGGACTCCAGCCTTCGTAACTAGGATGCTTACCAGCGTTCTTATTGGCTGCCATTTCTTTTTTCTTTTATTCTCTTCTCTGTCCACGAGTATATCTGTATGGATAGCCACACAAGAGAAAATATGCTGACCACAAAGTTAATGAAAGGGTTAATGTTCACAATGTTTAAGTATGCCATCCAGCTTAATATTGTTGATGGGACTCCTAGAAACGTAATGTCATTGTGTGCATTCATTGTTAATCATATATATAATGCAAATATAAGTATACTACGTGCAAATACTTAACAGCGTTTGCAAAGTAACAGAAGGCACAGATATACTAGACGGCTGACTTGTCATGATAATGAATCATTAAAAAGCTTAAATTTAGATATTCTGTCAGTCAATCCATGAGATCCACCATTTACACGCTTTGTTACAGCTGTTACAACTTCATCCGATGCTCCCTTGTCGCAAATTGTCCAAAGATTGTTCTTGTCAAAAAACCATGACGCACTCACAAGTGGGTACTTGTCTGATACTAAATCAGGGTTAGCTATACAATCTTCCCCAATAAAGTTAGAGAACGCCTTGTAGTTATCCTTCCCAGTAAGTTGTATGTAACCCCTACCCCTAAACTTGAAACCGTCTCCGGACGCTTCGTCGCCATTGCCCATCCTTGACGCATACACCCTGTTCGCAATCTTCTCCGGATTCCTAGCATACTTTTCAGCAGTAGCCTTGTCCTTGAAGTACTTAGGGAACACCTTCAGTAGGCTGTCAGATGAATAGTTTAGGTTCTCCTTCAGGAACTTGAAGTTACCCGACTCGTGTGCAGCCTGTGCAAGGAAGTGTGAAAGCCTAAGTGGGTTTGTTATGTTAAACTTCTCTACGATTGATGTCACCTCAGTCATTACGGGTAAAGGAACTTTTGTAGATAGTTTAGACGTACTAATCATCTTTTCCCTTTTTAATAGTTTGCCAAGCTGAAATACCAAGAGATAACGCAGCAAATGCAGCCGTTGCCTCAACCAATACATCAGAAGGGTTAATTTTACCATTAGAAAAACTGTTAGCGATTAATGTAACACAAAGAGATGTTGCGGCCATTCCTCCAAAAAATCTCTTGCTGCTAATCTTACCATCCTCAGAAAATAAGCTCCAAATAAAATTCTTTATCATATTAGAATAGTTTTACATATATGTGACCGCCATACAGTGGCAATCCGTTAATAACCCCTACAGATATTCCATAGATTCTATCCCTCTTAGTCTTTAGCATCAGTCCAACACTTGGAGCCACGGACGTACTGTACATAGCACCTGCACCAAAGTATACCTGAGCCTTTGGGGGCTCCTTTAGCATGATCGTCTTACTTTCTTTCGGTATCAGCAGGTCTACTGACCAACTCCTCTCAAAAATCTTATTAAATTGTACAGAATCTTGTACATATACTGACCCGTATTTTAGCTTAAATGTGTCAGAATGTACGTTCTTTGCATAGAACAGTTTAGCAATGCTGTCTAACTTCGCAGAGTCTAGGACAGGAACATTAACGTAAATAGTAGTGTCATGAAATATAGTGTCTCTCTTACCCTTCTCTGTGTACTTTATGTACTGTGTGTCTACTATTGTTTTGACAACATAATACTTCTTCCCGTCTACCACGACTTTTTTAGGTCCGACGGTGACGACTGGACTCCCACACTCAGCGCGGTATAGGACTACAAGTAGCAGTAAAATTATAGCTCCGTATATGTAATTCTTCATGCCTCAAAGGTACGAAATGTGTGTTATATCCGTCACTAAGTCGGTTTTTGACCGATTATGCTGACATTTTCATACAAAAAAGGGGAAGCCAAGACTGACCTCCCCGAATCAACACGCATGAAAAGTATTTTAGATTACCTCCATTGGAACAAACTCGTCAATAGTTTCGTCATCTTCTTGTTCCATCTTTGGGAACTCAAGTCCTTCAACCCATCCCTCTAGGAATGCATAGTTCTCAATGCCCTCGTTAGAGAAGGTGAACTGGTAGAACTCGAATGTGTTCTGGAGCAAGGCCTTGATGTCCTTGTTAAGCTTCTTAATGCCGTCCTTTGAGTACTTGTACCCACCCTTGTCGTCTGTAATCAGGCAACCCTTGTCGTCCGTGTGAGCAGCGTCAAGACGGATGTCCTCAAGCTTCTCGTTGTACTCTTCAAGGTTTGTCTTCAACTTTGTACCAATCTTCTGTAGTTTCTTTACACCCTTGGTGTTTTCCTCTACATGCTCCTTGTTAGAGCTAAGTGCATTGATCGTGGTAACGAGCCTCAACAGCTCCTCGTAAGTTTTTGTAACTTTTGCCATGGCTTTTTGGTTATTTATATACAAAAATAGTGCCAATATTCGTATCCATCAAATAAAATAAACAAGAATGCCCCACCATGGAAATGGCAGGGCTAAGGTAGCACTATAACTAGTTTATACCAATATTACGTTGATGCTGTCAGCAACGAACTCGTATGCACCATCATTAGAGTCGTCCCAGTTTTGGTAGTCTACGCCACCCATAGAACAGTTCCCGTTTTGGAGAACAGCTCCTAGGGTAACAACATCATTACCTTGGGCATCCTGCGTGGTAATATCTGCTGCCTTCAGTTCGTAGTAAAACGAAGCAGAGTTTAACAGGTTGTCGTTGATAATGATTGCAGCTAACTGAACTGCTGATTTTACTCCTGATGGTGTCCAGATAGACACTGGTTGAATTTGCTTTGCCATTGTTTATTGTTTTAAAGTTATACTATACTTAATACGCCTCCATTGTTCCACAAGTCTCCAGACGCTAAACCAGAAGACGATGTTGGTAGTCCTGTAAAGTTAACGGTTCCGTTAACCTGGAACTTTTGACCGCCGTCTAGAGTCTTGCCAACTAGAACCCTTGCAGCCGTTGAGATTCTCATTGCCTCTGTTGCGTTTGCCCCGAACAGTAAAGGATTTGAGCTTTGTGTTGTTATACAGATGTCGCCTGCAACTGACGTAGTAATGAAGTTACTTGACGCTGTGGACAGTCCTATAGCAAGCCTTTGTGTTGAGCCAGAAACCGCATTGTCAATCCTAATTGATGGAGCAGTTGCGCCCCACACAAGGATATGATTGTCTCCACTTGTATTAGAAACCTGAAGCCTACCAGTGCCTTCAGAAGATGACCCTATAAGTACATTCTTTGATGATTTAATTGTAGCGGCAATGCCAAGAGTTGATCCTGTGTAAAACTCAAGATCAGTTCCGCTTATGTTCTGAATTGTTGCGTGAGATCCACCTTTTGGCTTTAGTTCAATGTTTACTGGGTTACTTGCCCCAATTGCCTCTACTAAGAATGTAGGCTGTGCAGCTTGTACAGTAAATGCAGCGTTTGAATTTCCAACAACTGTTATATCGCTAGTAAACTTTGCTGTTCCTGCAGTATTCCACCTAATTCTTTCCTTATCTGCCACAACGTCAAAAAGCTGGAAGTAGTTTAAATCTAACTCATCTGCATTTCCCATTCTCCACTTGCTAGCAGTATTCTTTTGGAAATATAGAAAAGCATCTGAGGTTGAATATACATACAGACCATTGGTAAATCTACCCAATCCTGCTACATCAAGCTTATAAGATGAATTAGGAGATGCTCCAATCCCTACGTTACCGTTTTCGCCTTTAATCCACACCCTCTGTGTTAATGACTGTAAGGAAGTTCCTGTTGCTGTTGCAGTAGATGTTGCAAATATAATGTCGCCAGGAGTTCCTGTGCCTGTTCCCTTACCACCTGCTATTATTATATTCTTTCCTTGACTATTTGTACCGTTACCACCTGTTGCATTTATTGTAATATTCGGAACTGACGCATTAGATCCATAATTGCATCCGTTACCAATATAAACTTCTTCTATCCTTCCTGTGTCACCTGCTCCGCTACCGCCAATAACCAATTGGTAGTTTCCTGTTGTGTAAGATGCCGCTCCAATTGCAATAGATTGTGAACCAGTTGAAGCGTTTGCTGAATTACCGATAGCAATTTGATTGGTTCCTACTGATACATTACCATTAGAAGCCTGCCCTATAGCAACTCCACCAATAGTTGCCCATGATGTAGTATCGTTTTTAAATTGCGCAGTTACTTTTACCGTTCCGGTGAAGCTTGTTGATGGGTTTATAGTAAGAGTGAATCCACTTGTAGTAAGTATAGTCCTGTCTCCAGTAAGAGTACCATTGCTGTTGTATATGTTTATGTCTGGCGGTAGATTATCAATCTGTCCCTGCAACTTACCAAACGCCTGTAGAACTGTATCCGTGGCAGAAATATCAGCGTTAGCGCCAACTACGTATCCTGTCAACAGAGAGGATAAGGTTATATAAGCAGAGGTGTCTATAGAGAACAGACCGTTAGCGTCAGACTTTACAAATCCTGCGTCTAGCCCCTCTACAGTCAATCCTGCCGGTAGACTTACGTTACCTGACGTGTCGTAGCGAACAATGTTGTTTAGGTTGCTTGTTCTTCTCTGTTTGTTCATTGCCATAGCTACAAATTTACTTATTTTTTAGGTGCTGATTATGTATGTCAATTAGGTGTTCTATGTACTGTTTTTTATCTCCCTTATCTATATGACAAGCCCTACAAACGGCCATAAGGTTTGATATATCATCCTTGTCATTGCTTCCTCCCATACCCCTGCAATTAATATGGTGTATGTCTACAGCTATTCTTCTGCAGATTTCACAAAGGATTACGTCATCTTCCACATATCCGAAGTAGTCCATATATATTTTTACGTGCTTCTTCATGAACAAATATAGCCTAACGGGCATTATAAGGGCTGTCTTTTGTCTTACAGAATCGTCAGGTTCAGCCTTCCTGCAGCCCAGCTGTAAATCCACTCATTTGCTGATACTGAAGAATCCCACTCTTCATATTCCTGCCCACTAATTGTTAATTCTCCACTCAACAATGTTTGAGAGAACTGTGTTTCTGGAGTAGTAATAATTGAAGAGTCACCATTTTCATCAATAACAGTAGTTTCACTTCCGGGATTGATTATCAACTGAATAAGCTGATACTTAAATGTAGCAGAATCAATAAGATTATCACCAGTTGAGTATAGAGTAAATACGTTTGCTTGAAGCTCTACTCCCTGATACCATGTACTAACGGGTTGAATATTTGCCATAATTAATAAATTGTATAGTATGTATTTATATTTGTTTCTATTCCTATTCTATTTGCTGATTGATTAGTTTCGTAGAAAACGTGTTCTTGTGTTTTTCCACTAAATGGTTCTGATGCCGACCTTGATAAAAACCTATCAAAAGCATTTGAAATTGTATTTGTAACTGTAACAACTGTTTTTAATGTTCCGTTTACAAATGCACTTTGATTGTTGCTAATG